TGGTACAGAGTCTCTCATGGCTAATGAAGTACGCAGCCAACGCTTGATGCAGTTCTTGCAGGTAGGTGCTAATCCTAACCTTGCACCTTGGATGAAGTCACAGTACATCATCCGTGAGATTGCTAAGTCTATGGAGTTAGATCCTGATAAGGTTACTAACAACATTGAGGAAGCACAAGAGCAAGCAATGATAATGCAGAAGCAACAGGCAGAAGCACAAGCTGCACAAGCTGGCCCTGCACAGGGTGCGCCTCAACCATCTGATCCAACAGGAGCAGGTAACGGAAATATAGGAATGGGTCAAGTACCAACTCCTGATGAACAAGGATTTAGTGGCAATGAACCTCAAGCCCCTCAACCTCCTATGCAGTAATAAAGATGCTTACAGTACATTCACAGAGTACATGGATGTACTGATAGAGCAACAACACCGCAAGCTAGAGCAGACTACTGATACACAGGAGATGTTCCAGTCACAAGGTGCCATTCAGCAATTAAGATCATTAAAGTATTTACGAGAGAGAGTTAACGATGAGAATTAAGGGTTATGATGAAGGCGGTTTCTTAGATGATGGTGCTAGTGTAGACCCTATCTCAGGTAACGAAGTGCCAACTGGCTCCTTGCAAGAGGAAGTGCGAGATGATATTCCTGCTAAGTTAAGTGAGGGCGAGTTTGTCTTTCCTGCTGACGTAGTACGTTTTATCGGTCTTGGTCAGTTAATGAAGATTCGTGATAAGGCTAAAACTGGTCTAGTAGAAATGGAAGAAGAAGGGCAGATAGGTGGTACTCCTACCCCACCTGAGATAATCATGGATGATGAAGACATGGCTATGGATGCTATGATTGAAGGCTTAGACAGTGATAACTTTGAAGAACAGGCAATGAATTTTGCTGAAGGTGGTTTGATGCCTAGAAGTAATCTACCCTCTCATAAAGATTTTATTGGTGATACTGCTCCTAATGGTATTAAAAATGTACAGTACACTAATGATGCAGGAGATATAATTACTATACGTTCCTTGCGTGGTGAACCTGTACAAGGACAGGTTGTACCTGAAGGCTATTATCCTGTAGGGTCAAAACCAGAAGATCCAGAAAATCCTATTACAGAAGATCCAGTAGGAAATACGCCTAGTACTGTTAATGATTCAACTCCTAATAAAGATGCATTTGATAGGGGAGATACACGAAGGGACGAAGCTGCATTAGTGCAATCTCAAGTTATTAGAGGTGCAAGGATGCAAGTACTAGAAGGTCTATATAAAGATAATATGACAGTAGACGACATGGATTCTTTATATTCTTCTATATCTCCTGCAGCGCGTGTTTTGTATGAAACTAAATTAAGAAATCCTTCTGAGTTTGATTCTATGTTTACTTTCGGGGAACCAAAGAATCATGCAGAAAAAATGTTACAGGCACAAAGATCTGTAGATAATAAAAATAGAATTTCAAATATACCAGAGCCTATGAGTTACTACACAGGTAACGGCAAGGCAGTTAATATAAAAGAGTTGTTAAAATTCTTAAGTGGTAAAATGACAGCAGAGGCATTATCAGCTTTGTCTCCAGCTTCACTGTTAAAGACACTAATTCCTAAGATATTAGCAGGGCCAAAAACTACAGTAGGAAATGACAACGGCACTCAACCTAATATGCCTGAACCCCAACCAAAACTGGATCAAGCACATTGGGCAGGTAGATTAAAAGCTGTTAAAGCAGAACACCCTAATAATTTTGCGTTAGTTCAGAAAATATTAAAAGAAGAACAGAATTGGGCATCCTACAAAGCAGGTACAGATCCATATGGAAGAAGTTTAAAAGAATCTGTATGGGATAAACTTACACCAGAACAACAGGCTGCTGCTAAACGAGATGGTACTCTTAACAAGAGTGACACTTTTACAAATGAGGTGGTTACAGCCACTGGTACTATAGCTCCTCCAGAGTTTCTTTTTTATAATAGTTCAGTACCAAAAGGTAATGATACTACTGTGCCTGTAGATCCAATGACTGTAGATCCAATGACTGTAAAAGAACGGGGAGAGATGCGGCAAGCTCCACTTGCTTTCAGTACTCCTGCCATAGACAGAGAGGCTGAATATAAACGTAATGATATTCAAGATCAAGTTGTAGGTTCTGGTATTACTGCCTCTGAACCCGTTATATATGATACTCCATCTATGGATAATACTATAGATGCAGGTCTTAGGAAAGCTAGAGATGCAACAGAAATGGCGGCTGCAACTAAGTCTAGTGATGCTTTTCTTAAAGATGTAATTAAAACCCCCACACTGCAAGTAGAAGATCCAGTAACATACACTGATTATTCTCCTTCTCCTGGAACTGGTTACCAGCCAATGGGTACTGGTGTAACAGGTGAGGCAGGAGAAACAGGAGAAGTTGCAGACCTTAGTACTCCTGAGGTAAGCTTTATTGATGGATTAGTTAAATCTGCACAAGAAGCTGCGGATGTGGTAGTTACTGCATATGGTGATGTATCAGGTGTAATTTCTGGTTTAGTAGGGGGTTCAGAAAATAGAAGGGAAGAAGCAGCAGCAATTGCCGCCCAGAAAAAAGCAGACAGGGCTGCTAACCAGTATCGCTATCAAGAACAATTCAACAAAGATACAGGCGGTGGGCCTAAAGGTCGGGGTAATAAAAATCGATCTAATGTTAAAGAAACAGTAGTTACTCAAAAACAAATAGATGATGCTAATCAAAAAAACAGTGGTAGATTTGATGATAAACCTACTGTAACAAAACCTTCTGATCAGCAAAACAGTGGTAGATTTGATGATAAACCTACTGTAACAAAACCTGCTAAGGTAGAACAGAAATATATAGGAGGTCAGTATAGGCTAAATAAAGGTGGCCTAGCCTCAAAGAAAACTCCAGTAGTTAAGAAGATGCGACAAGATCCTACAGCAGGACTAGCAGCTAAGAAGAAATCAAAACAGAAAGCACAAGCTAAAAAGGGAGCTTTGGCAGCGAAACGCACTTAATACCCTTTATTGGCTACCTAAGATCGGGGGGTACAATACTGTACCTTCCCCACTGTTAGCCCCAACAAGAGAGTAAAATCATGGAAGCAATGCAAGCAGTAGATAGTACACCTAAGGTGAAAGGATTTATGCGAGTTGATACTAAAGAAGCACGTATGAAACAAGACGAGGAAGAATTAGCAGCATTAAAGGCAGAGCATGAAATGTCACCAGAAGAAAAAGAAGACGATGCAACTCCTAGCACAGCAGAGGAACGATCTTTTAAGAAGCGGTATGGTGATCTACGTAGACACCAGCAGGAACAGAAGAGTGACTTTGAAGAACAGATTAAGTCTTTAAAGTCTGAGCTTAAGTCTACCTCTACAGGTGATATGGAGTTACCTAGTACTGAGGAAGAGATTGCAGAGTGGGCTAGTAAGTATCCTCAAGTCGCTAACATCATGCAGACAATGGCATTGAAGGCAGCTAAGGATCAGAACGAAACTCTAAGTACTCGTATGAAAGAGATTGATGATCTTCAACTTAGTGCTAACAAAGGTAAGGCAGAAGCAAAGTTATTACAGATTCATCCAGACTTTGAAGAGATCCGTGAAGAGGATGCGTTCCATGATTGGGTAGATGCACAGCCTAAGTGGGTTCAAGATTCTTTGTATCACAATGAAGCTGATGCAGATAGTGCTGCTAGGGCAATTGACTTGTACAAGTTAGATGCTGGCATTAGTAAAAAGAATAAAGCAAAGAAAGGTAACAATCGTAGTGCTGCACAGGAAGTTAGTTCGCGTGGTAATTCATCTCCTACTGAAGGCTCAGGTGAGCAGCAGTACCTTGAGTCAGACGTAGCTAGTATGACCATTGCAGAGTATGAAGTACACCAAGATGATATTGCTAAGGCAATGCGTAGTGGTAACTTTGTATATGACGTATCAGGTAAGGCACGTTAATATTAAATAAAAGTTAAATAAAGCTTGACATTTAACTAAAAATCAGTATAACTGTATCTTAAACCCTAGTGTAACTGGACTGATCCTCTGGTTACACTAACACGTTACACAAGAGTAGGCTCCATTCGGCTACCCTACACCAAGTAACAAAATATGTTCTGCAAATTCGTGTACAACATATAAGCAATCACAATAGTAAATAGACAAACCTGCTCAGATAAGGCCCAGTGGTACACTAAGTCGATCAACTTACGTATCCTGCACCCTTTAACGACAGCCTCTATGATATTGTCATAGCTCCATTACAATTTACATAGGAGTGTATATCATGGCTTTTGCAAAAGCGAGTGGTTATACCAACTTAAACTCAGGTAATTTCTCACCTGTAATTTATAGCAAACAAGTACAAATGGAATTTCGTAAGTCTGCAGTCTGTGAGGCTATCACTAACAGTGATTACTTCGGTGAGATTGCTAACGCTGGCGACTCTGTTCGTATTATCAAAGAGCCTGAGATTTCTGTCCTAGCCTACACCCGTGGTACGGCTATCGCAACTCAGGATTTAACTGACGTTGATTTCACTTTAACTGTAGACAAGTCTAACTACTTTGCATTTAAATTGGATGACATTGAAGAGCAACAGACTCATGTTAACTGGCTAACTATGGCTAGTAATCGTGCAGCCTATCGTTTAGCTGACCAGTATGACCAAGAAATCTTGGGTTACTTATCTGGTTATAAGCAAGCTGCTCTCCATGCCAATGCTGGTACAGTTAACAACGTAGTGTCTGGTACTATTGCCGATGCTGCTGCTGGAACTGATGAACTACTTGCAGCTAACAAGCTCAAGAAAGTTTCGTTTACCAACATCACTACTACTAGTGCTGCTGACCATTCTATCCCTCTAGCTGCTCGTATGGCTGGTGCTACTGCTGCTGCAACTGCTACGGCAACTCCGTTGCAAGTTATTGCACGTATGGCACGTTTGATGGATCAGAACAATGTAGACAAGCAAGGTCGTTGGTTGGTTGTGGATTCTGTGTTCCAAGAAATCCTAGCTGATGAAGATTCTCGTCTATTGAACATGGATTGGGGTCAGTCTGGTGGTCTACGTAATGGCTTGATGTTGGACAACTTGCATGGTTTCCGTGTATATGTTTCTAACAATCTTCCTTCTGTAGGTACTGGTTCTGCAACTGCAGGTTCAGCTAACCAAAATACCAACTATGGTGTTATTGTTGCAGGTCATGACTCAAGTGTTGCTACTGCACAGCAGATCAACAAGACTGAGACTTATCGTGATCCTGACAGCTTTGCTGACATTGTACGTGGTATGCATCTTTATGGTCGTAAGATTCTTCGTCCAGAAGCTATTATTACCGCAAAGTATAACGTGGCCTAAGCGTTATCTCGGAGGGGGTGGGCAATCTGCCCCCTTTCTTTTATTATGTAAAGAGTAAAAATAATGGCAACTTATGTCTCACTTGCAAATGAAGTTCTCAGACGGCTCAATGAAGTACAGATTGACGCGGCTGGTGATGGATTTGATACTCTTAGAAATGTCCAAGCTCTTGCTAAAGATGCTATCAACAGTAGTATCAGACGCATACTACAAGATGGTCAAGAGTGGCCTTTCATTAAAACAACATACACACAAACGCTTACACAAGGCGTAACCACATTCTCTTTCCCCTCAGACTACTCAAGTGCTGATTGGGGAACATTCTATATAAAGAAACTAGCATCTGCTAACAATACTCCAAGAGTATTAAATGCTATCTCATATGAAGAGTACACTATGACTCGTAGGGCATCTGATGATACTGCCCCTGCTACAGGCTTAGGTATTCCAACTCAGGTGTTTCAAACATACGGCAGTGCCTTTGGCGTAACACCATCTCCTAACGCAGCATATGAAGTAGAGTACACCTATTGGAAAGTACCTGCTGCTCTTAACTTATACGATGATGTAAGTATTATACCCGATAGATTTAGCCACGTAGTTATAGACGGAGCCATGATGTACATGATGCAGTTCCGTTCTAACGTACAAAGTGCTGCTATGCATGAGAAGACCTTTGAAGATGGTATCAAGGCAATGCGTAACGTACTGATGGATGACAAGTTAAATATGCGATCAGCCTACATTGTGAGAACTAGAACACGTACTGCTGCAGGGGCATAGCTACATGGCAGACCAACTATCAGTAAACAAAGTAATGTGCAGAGGCGGCTTAGATACAAGTCGAGATGTACTAGCACAGGGAGAACAATCTCCTGGTAGTGCAATACAAATGGTTAATTATGAAGCTGCTGTAACAGGCGGCTATAGGCGTATAAGTGGCTTCGCAAATTCATATGGTACAGTTACAGGTACTGGTGCCACTCTAGGTGTTAACGTAGCACATGGTATCAATGATGGTATCCTAGCTTGTCGTACTCCTAGTTCGGGTAATAACTACTTACACAGATGGAACAATTCAACGTCTGCATGGGTTGCTGTTACCTGTGGTGGTTCACCTACAATGACAGGTGTAAGTAAAGTAAGGTTTAGTAACTTTAACTTTGCTACTCCAAAGACTATTCTTACAGATGGTATTAACCCTGCCGCTACTTATGATGGTACTACCTATACACAGATAACACACTCTGCTGCACCTACAGATCCAAAGTTTGCAGTAGACTACGCTAACCATATGTTCCTTGCAGGTGATCCTGCACACCCTACAAAGCTATTCTTTAGCGCACCTTTAGCAGAGACTGACTTTGCCACAAGTAATGGTGCTGGTGTAATTAGTGTAGGCTTTGACATAGTAGCTATTAAACCATTCAGAGATGTGTTGTACATATTCGGTACTAACGCAATCAAATCTTTAAAGGGTACTAGCACTTCCGACTTTGTACTATCAGGTGTTACACATGACTTAGGTTGTCTTGCTAGTGACAGTATCATTGAGATTGGAGGGGACTTACTGTTCCTAAGCCAAGATGGTATGCGTCCTATATCTGGTACTAATCGTATTGGAGATGTAGAGTTAGAAACTATATCAAAGAACATACAATCTTTATTTACAGACATAGTATTTAACATAGACCTAAATGGACTATCCTCTGTTGTTATACGTAAGAAGTCTCAGTTTAGGATCTTCTTTTCAGCAGCAGAATCACAGGGAATAATCGGTGGCATACGGGCGCAGCAAGAAGGCTTTGCATTTGAGTTTGGTCAGATACTGGGCATTGAAGCTACGTGTGCTTCTAGTGGGTATCTAGGTCAGTATGAATTTGTAATACATGGTACTTCAGATGGTAAAGTACATAGGCAAGAAGTTGGTAATTCTTTTAATGGTGTAGACATATTTAGCCTATACCAGACACCCTACTTGTATATGGATAACCCTGAGCAACGTAAGATTATGCACAAGGTAAGCACATATCTTAGGTCAGAGGGAGACAATGAACTCATTCTATCTGTAGTGTACGACTATGAAGATATTAATGTAATGAATCCTGCTAACTATACAATGACTACAAAAGGTGCTGCAGCTTACTTCAATGAAGCTACGTATGATAGCACTGCTATATTTAGTGGTAACCCCTCCCCAATACAGACTACTAACATCTCAGGATCTGGTAAGTCTGTATCTTTTAAATACGTAACTAATGGCACTGATGCTAGTCATAGCATACAGGGTTTAGTGTTAACCTACGGCACTGGAGATTTAAGATAAAATGGCTGGCTATACTAGACAATCAACTGCAGACATAATTGCAAACGCAGTAATAAAAGCGGCACCAGTGAATGCAGAATACAATGCAATCAGGGATGTCTTTGCTTTTGCTACTGGACATAAACATGACGGATCAAGCACTGAAGGTGCATACATACCTCTCATTGCAGATGTGGATGCGTTAAACAAAGTAGTCATTGATACTGCTAACAATCGTATTGGTTTCTTTGTACAAGTAAGTACAGGAACAGTAGAGCAGTTACGCATCCAAGATGGGGCATTTGTACCTGTCACCGATGATGATGTTGACTTGGGTGCTTCTGGTGC